CCATTGAAGCCACCCGTGGTCGAGTAGCTGGTGGTGTTGATCCAGTACGGAACCCCGTAAGGAGCCAAGCTGTCGCTTGAACTCGTGGGCTTCGACCAAAAGTTGCCTTCCATCAACTCAGCCAGATCGGTCATCGCATCGACGCGACTGGTCTGGAGCAGGTTGACAAGACGGGCGGGAGAACGGTTCATCGCGATGACCCGCTCCTCCAGCGACCAATGCGTCTCAGTATGTCGCCAGGGGATGTTGCCCGTCTTCTGCGTGTCAGCAGTTGTCGGGTTATCGGTCTCTGCCAGCTTCACGTTGCGAGCAGCATTATTGCTGAACAAGCGAACATTGAACTGATAGCCGTAGCCAGACCCGAACTGGACGGCCTTCTTCTTCAGGATCCTGGGCAACGCGATGTGGGTTTGGTTGTCCACAACGATATCGGCCCACGTGGTCTTCTCCAGAGCGCGCAACGTGGTCGTTACGAGATCTGCATAATCATCAGCCTGGTAAGGCATCGAAACACTCCGTTATGAAGTGCCTCCTAGTGAGAAGACATCCCGTGCTCAGCTTGCCAGTTAGCCGCAGCCTGGACTGCAGCCTCGTAACCCGTATCCGGACCACCGTCACGGTGTTGGGGTAACGCTGTGGCCTGCCGAGCGACTGCACCAGCCTTCTCGGAGACACGTTGTAGAGCCGCTTGGCTCATTTCTTTCCCATGAACAGACTGCGCAGCCCGCTCAACCAAAGCATCCATCGGGGGAATACCTTCACCCCTAGCCAAATACCCCTTACCCATCCGGGCGACCTCGTCAGCCACGGAGATACGGTTCAGAGCGTTTTCTTCCTGTAAGTCGTTCAATCGGCCTCGACCGAAGATCCCCTCATCCATGTTGTTGAGGATCATGTCCATCTCCCGGCCAGCCGCTTCCATCTGCATCCGCTGGGTGTGCATGAGCACCGCACCCAGCGTGTTCTCCATGTGATCCATCTTCCCCTGATAGAACTTGTTCATTTCCACGATCTCGGGATCGTAGTCGCTCGGGTCACCAAACTCGAAAGCCGTGCGACCCTGCGCCTGTTGCTGCTGTTGCTGTTGCTGCTGTGCAGCCTGCTGCTGCTGCTGAACCTGTGGAGACTCCGCCATCGCCTGTTGCACTGAAGCAGCCCACTGATTCGCTACCAAGTCAAATGCTTCCGGGTTGGAGAACTCCCTGACCTGTTCAGGTTCCAGGCCCATCGCCTTCCCAACCGCGTACTGGTCGTTTCTCCAGCTGGCCTCGATTGGGGCATCTGGATCCTGTGCAACCTCCTCATCCTGGACCTCGGCAACCACCTCGGGCGGCTCTTCATCTAGAAGCTGCTCGCCCTCGGGGATAACTTCTTCTTGTACATCAAGTTGGTCGTCTGGCATCTGTTTACCCTTTTCCTAGTAACGCATTCTTCTGGTTGTTTTTTTCGGACGCTTCGGTGCCTTGCTGGCCTTCTTGCTGCTCGACTTCTTTACGTACTTGCTCTTGGGCATGATGCACCCCTAAGAGTTCGAGTCCTTGTTGTACAACCCCAGCACCTTCAGGTACTTCTTTTGCTGGGTATGCGATGTGAAGTGTGGTCGACCCTCGCGGTCGAAGTCAATAGCGAACCCATGCTTGCGAGCATGCGCCATGGCCTCATGACGGTCATCAGGATGTACCGCGGCCCCCTCTGACACGATCACGCTGGATGTCTCGTAGCTCCTGCGTATCCGACCCATACCCTTGGAGTCCTTTATGAACTCCTTCCGGGGGACCTCGCTACCGTTGATCTTGTACACTACTGCCATCAAAAGTACCCCTCAAGACCCTGTAGCTGCTGCGCGTAGGGCACGTCCTGGAAGGTGCTTGGCATCTGCTGCATCGGGCCCCCGGATTGCATTGGCATCTGCTGCATCGGCAACTGGCTGCGTGACTTTTCAAGCCCGGGGAACAGGCCTTTGAACAGGTCGATTTTACGAGGGGGGGGAGGCGGTGCTCCGGGGAGATTCCATCCGGGAACCACACCACCGGGTCCAGCGGGTGGAAGAGGGACGAATGGCATCCACGGGAGGGGTTGCGGATAGGCACCGTGTGGCTTGGGCCATGGATGGGGTCGCCCCGCGGGATAGGGGGCTCCCCATGGATCAAGGTAGTCTTCATCTTCTTCGGGATATGGCATAAGGCCGGGTACGTCTGAATACCCCCATAGTGGGTCCATTGGCCCCGCAGGGTAGGGGAGGGGATCGATTTGACCTACGTTGAAATCAAATCCATCGGGTCCGTATGCCATGGATCGCTCCTAGAAGAGTTCGCTAACAGGCGGCGGCGGCGCTGGTCCGAGGATTTTTCTCTTGAGCCAGTCGCGCATCTTTTGAATCGTCGCATCCCTTTTCGTGGGTGTCCCCGGGATCCCGGAAACTGTTTTTGGGTCCGTGTAAACTTTGTTGGGCGGGAATTTCGGGTCATAAAACGGTCCACCCCAGGGCTGCTGGTCATTCCACCACTTGTACCTTGGCCGTGCCGGGGGCAGTGGCATCTGCCCGGGAGGAATGTCTTGCCATTCCTCTGCTGACGGCCATTCAGGCCACACAGTATTCCCCCCTGTCGGAGGCCTACGCCCCGGCACTCCAGGACCAAACAACCCGGGGAACGTCTTAGCACGGTCGCCCGGGGTAAGGTTTCTTGGATCGACGTAACGAGGGTTCTGCGATTGCATGGCGGACTGCTGACCGGGAGGGGCTGTCATGGGGTCTATTTGAACCCTTTCACGACCGCCTGGGTTATCCCCCACCATTATCATCTGTGGGCCATTGGTCATGAAGTCGCCACCCTGGGCAAACCCGGGTACTCCACCGAACATATCCTGCAGCTGACCCCCTCCACCGAACATATCCTGCAGTTGCCCCCCGTAGTATCCGAGGCCACCAGACACGTTCCGGTACATGCGATCCAGTTCCGCACTCGTAATCGCGGTCCCTGCCTGCCCTCGTCTGGTCTTCCCGAGCAGCTGGTACAACGGCAAGCCGTACATCTTCGACATCTGCCTGCTAGACCAATGCGGGGCTGTCGACCCCGTGTTGAACAGGTTCATGATGTCCGTGCCCGTCTGCTCGAATGGCCCGACATCCGGAGGTAGGGCTGGACCCTGGCCACGTTGACCCGTGCCAAACGGGCCCATCACGTCATCTCTCGGGCCAAGCGGTAGCATGCCCTGCCCAGGCCCCATTACCGGGGGTCCACCGTAAGCAGGACGGGACGGGGCCACGGTTGGGGGATTTCTTCTTGGCATCTCGCTACCTCGTGTACTGGCTTCCGGACTGGCTCCCCAATCCTATGGTCCCTGTCACTTTCCTGTACGCCTGATTCATCATCGGGGCCAGCTGAGCCCCGTAAGTGCCACCCATCATGTTCCCCATCTGATTGCCACCCTGCTGCTGTGGCTGTCTTCCAGTGAGGCCACCGATCCCGAAAAAGGCTGGCCCCATCTGTTGCTGCTGCTGCTGAGGACCCCTGTTGTACGCGGAAAACGACTCGAATGGATCATTGACCTGGGGAGAGCCTACAGTCCCAAGATTTATGGCCTGGGTAGGCGGGATGGCAAGCAATGTGTCATCCCTGGACCTCAAGTCCATCATGATCCCAAGAGCTTCCCTGCGCCACTTGGAACTAGAATAAAGCGGATCGCCCCGCTGAAGCCTGCCGTAGGTTTGATGCATCTGCTGCAGGCGCGGCATGTCCCAGCCTTGCATCTCCCGCATGGAGTGCTTGACCGGGCCATAAGCATCCGCGAGGACGCTCTGGTACTCCCGTTCCAGGTCTATATCCTGAAAAGCCCTCGCCATCAGTAGTTGCTCCCCAACGCCCCGATGGAACTGGGATACTCACGGCTCGGCCTCGGCCTCTTCGTCTCCCGGACATCCATCCCGGTGAAGCTCGACAAGTTCACTCCAAGCGGTGACGCGGTCTCAATGGAACTCGGGGTCATCCACGGGGGTAGCAGCGGATTGGACAGGACCTCGCTGGCCGACCAGTTGAACTCGCCCCTGGACTTGGCACGCCTCGAAGCCCTGAGACGCTGCAACTCGTTGAACCTTTCGTTCTGAACCGTCACATCATCTCCCTTGCCATCGCGTTCTGCTCGGATTGCTGTGGGTTGCCACCCATCAGCGTGTTCACCAGCGTCTGCTCTGCACCCCGCGGACTAGCCCCGGGCCGTGATACCCGCTCGTTCACCCGATGGGTTGAACTCGGCATGCCAGGCCGCTCAGGAGCACCCGGTCCCATCTCGTCTGAGCCAGGCGGGACATCCTCCAACCCCACGATGATATCCTTCAACTCGGGCAGATCGGCGTACCGGGAATAGGTGTTCAGCAGTTCCTTGTAATCGATGCCCAGTCCCTGCTCACTCATCATCGGGAGACTCGGAATAACCACCCCCGTGAGGATCTGGTTCAGCTGGGCCATCCGCTCCTGTGGCGAGACGAACTGCATCGAGTGTGGCTCAACGTCTATCTCGTGAAGCAGGTAGTCATGCGTACCACGCTCCTCCGGGGTGAGGAACGTATCCACCGGTCCAAGCGGTTGCGAGTTCAGCCTGATCGGATAACTCTCCACCGGATCGGACCAGAGGTGGAATCCCCAGTCCCTCATCACCTTCTTGGTGAAGATCCTCACCTCGTCCTGCATCCCATTCATTCGCTGGCTGGCACTCGCATGCAGCAGCTGATCCTGCGTGGCCGTCTCGCTCTGGGCACCAAGACCACCCATCAGGTCAAGGTTCCCGGCCTGCCAGCTGAACAGCTGCTTGATCTGCAGCATGAACGCGAAGTTCCGCTGATCCAGTCCACCGAACATCTTCTCTTGGATAGCCTCCGGGTTATCCACGCCAACGATCTCGCCATCGGATGCCATCCTGATCCGCTCGGCATCCTCCGAGTCCACACCCCTTGTCAGCCCGATCACCTTGTACCGCTGCGCCTCACGGACCAGTTTTCGCATCAGCCCGTTGGTCACGTCATGCAGCCCACGCCACAGCATGGCAGGAGCCAGCGGCATCGAGTTGCCATCCACCTCGTTGAAGTACAACAGGTGGTACGGACCCAATGGGTTCGGTGGCCCGTTCCACTCGACCACCTTCAGCGGCTTGTCACCCTCATTGGGACCCAGCGTCACGACCAGCCGCTCCTTGGGCAGCCAGATCTCCCATAGCTCGATCTTGTCTTCAAGCTGCCCCTCGTGCTGGCTGGCACCCTGGGTGAGAGTGCTGAGACGCTCGTCGCCACTCTCGTTGTAGTTGTAGTCGTCCATCGCGGTCAGGTTCTCGCGAACCGACTTCTTGAACGACTTCTCATCCTTCGCCTGCTCCAGCGACATCCGGTATCGGTGCCCACAATAATCCGTCTCCTCATGGACGTGGGCAGTCATGTCATGCACCCAATCGTCCAGCGAGACGTTCGCCACGAACGGCCTCGTCTTCTTGAAGTCGAAACCCTCCTCCTCGTAATTCCCGATGACCTGCGTACCCACCTTGCAGATACCCATCGAGAACAGGGCCGATCTCACGCATCGACGAAGTGCGTTATGCACATCGAAGGTGCGGAGCATCGAGTTCATCGCCTGCTCCATCTTGTGCCCGAAAGGACGCAACTTCCTGGAGTGCGTGAACACCAGCACCTTCGGTGGCCGGGCTGCAAGCTGTCGCTCGTAGATATTCGCCGCGATCTCCATCAGGTTGAGATACACCGGCTTGTCGCTGCCACCCTCGGAGTAATCGATCCCAACGTACTGCTCAATCGCCTCCTTGTGCCGGCGACGGAACGGCTCCAGCTTCCTCCGCGAGAACCGCATCGCGTCACGGAGTCGGCTGAGATGCTCTTTTTTGTTGGGGTTCATTGATCGACCACCCTGCTAATAAACACTGGGGTCATCTCGCCCATGTAAGCCCCGGCCACATTCTTATCGAAATACTCGTTTGCCTTGGTCCAGTCCATGCCGTCACCCATCAGAACATCAATGTACCTGCCCCGATCATAGGCCATCACCCTCGTCTGGCCCTTCTCTGTCCAGACCTCGGCATAACCTATGATAGCCGCATCGAAACCATCCGCCTGGAGGATCTCATCCGCTGGGAGCATCTCAGCAACCATGTCCCCGTTCGGTGTCTCATTCCCACTCATCGCTTACAGCCTCCCTTTGTTGCCTTCTCCACTCGAAGCTACCCAGGGGGGCACCCTGTGGCTCCACCTTGACCCCGGTCTTCTTCCGTTCCCTGATGATCTTAGCAGCCAGGGCATCCGCGATCACCACGTCTCCATGGTTGTCGCCCCTGTCGGTGGGATCAATCGTGTTGACAGCACCCCCATGCTCCACCCTTCCGTTTGGAAGGTACACGAATTCACCAGCCTGTCGCAACGCCTTCTTACTCGGGTTGATGAAGACCCGGGAGAACAACACGTCCCTGTAGTTGGCCAGCAGGTCCTTCTTCCCCTCAGCGGTGCTGAACCAACCCGGGCGATCGCTCTCACGCTTGGTGATACGCTGGTCGTTGGTCGCGTAATATATGTTCCCGAAATGGCACTCCTCGATCACCGTCTTCCCAAACGTCCGACCCGGGCCAGTCGCTTCCCAGATCAGGAACGCCGGCCTACCACCAGGCCCCTTGAACCAGTGACACAACGCAACACACAACTCGGCAAACTTGTTCGGGGTCATCTGGTTATCAGCAAGCTCAGCCACCTTCTCACCAGTATGCCTGTCAATCACGCTCGCAGCTGACTCGCTGGCACCCGTACCCTGGCTGACATCCACCCCGATCACGTAATCGTGAGCGTCACTCGGGTTCAAATATACGTCCAAAGGTGTCCAAACCTTCAGGTTGCCACGCCCCTCCATGCTGTCCATGAACTCCGGGTTCCTTACATCCTCGTGCATGAGGTGACCCTGGTGGTCAGGAACCCGGGCAAACTCCTTCGCGAGATCCTCAAGCGTCTTGGGATCCATGAACGGGTAGGCACTACCCTGGTAATCAATGTCCAGCTGCGTAGCGATCTCAACCGGATGAGCCCTGCGCTCACACTCTTGGTCGTACCACGGACTCCTCGATCTCCCGTCAGGACCCTCGTACAAGTCCTTCGCCTTCTCAGGATGACGGGACCAGTGGAACCTCAGCCGCGGAGTACCCTTCTGCAGCTGAGCATAGAAAGCATTCGCCGTGCCATTCGGGGTGCTGTTGAAGATCCTGCAATTCGTGTTGTCAGCCGTGGCACTCAGCACGTCATAGCCACCACCCTCGAAAGCAGCGAACTCGTCCACCAGTAACGCGGTCCTACGACCGCCTCGACCGATGTTATCCGTGGTGCTCTCACCCTCGATCTTGGATCCATTGTCCAGGTTGATCATCTTCAGCTTGTTTCGACGCATCTGTGGCATCATCCAGCTGGGGAGCCCCTTGTGGATGAAGTCGATATGCGAGAAAAGTGAGTCCCCAGACCCATCCACCAACCCCTCCTTCCGGGAGACCATCAAAAACGATTGCAAGCTCCGAAAGTGCCAACGCCAGGCGAAAAGAGTTAGGCAGATCCATGACGCACCCATATCCCTCGATTTCTCGATAATGACATCGTTCCCCCTGCTCAACCCGTCCTCGCTGGGGAGAGCCTCCTCCATGGCAAGGAAAGCCTCGTCCTGGTACCCGTATGTGATGAAAGGCAGCTTCGGATTCGGCTTGCGGGGATCAAACGTCCAAACGAACGTGTTGATCCAGTACAACAGGTCACGCTTGCAAGCCAGCCACAGAGTCCTCTGGAACTCCAGATCCGTCGCGGCCCTTGAGAGCACTTCCTTCCGATACGCTAGGTTCTCCTTCATCACCTTCGGGACCTGACCGTACAGTGGCAGACTCCAGGGTTCGGAGCATCTCTGCGATTTCATTAGTGCTGCGGGTGGCATCCTCTTTGAAACCCTCCAACCTCTCGTCCGTGTCAGCCTGACGTGACACCATCGACATCCAACTCTTGTAGAACTCGCGAGGCTCGGATCTCGCGTACTCCAACAGACCCCACGCTCCACTGCTGGGGGCCTCCTCGGGGGTAATGTCCGCTACACCCAGGTTGTCGTACACCCAGCCAAAGTCGCCCCGGACACTCCCGTCCTTACCCTTGAACACATCAGAGGGTGCCGATGCGACCAAGGTGACAGGGTTCGCCCGGGCCTTCGCAGCCTGACGCTCGTCCTGGTAGTAAGCACCGTCGAAACCAAACGCCTTGGCCGACTCTATCCAGGCGTCTCGCTTCTCCCTGCCATGCTTCTCAAGTGCCCTGCGGTAAGCCACGAACTCAGGCCAACGACCCTCAACCTTCATCCGCTCACGGAACTGGTCCTGAGTCTCAGGCATTACACACTCCAAAGACCAACCCTCGCCCCATCCCCTAGACGGGCGAAGGGAAGCCCACCCGAGTACGGGAGGGACGAGGGCAGGAAAAGGCAACGGGAGTCTACGTGATAAAACTGACAAAAGTCAATCAGATAAAGTGGTGGTAAAGTTACCACCACTTTATCCCTGCAGGTTTACGGGGTATTTGACAAGTGTTCGACGAACGATGTCGAACGATCGAACAGCAAAACCCACAGCTACACCCCCAGGTACGCCCACAGTTTACACACAGTTTACACACCGTATATGGAGAGAGGTCCCAAAAGGGGGGCCCCAAGGGGGTGGGGGGTCTGCAGATCTGTGACGCGGTGAGAAGGGGATAAGTTAAGGCGGGGCCCGCCAAAGGCGGGGGGGCCTGGTTCCTTTTTTCCGCGGCAATCGCCACGATTCTGAGAGCCTGGGCGCGGCTAGCCTGCAGGCCGGTGGCCAGCGACGACAGCGATCGTGGCAGCCTGCAGCCTGTCCGGCAGCCTGTACAACGGATGCGAGAGGGGATCAGCCCCTGCGGGCACGTAGGCTGGCAGTCGACCAGGACACGGCCAACATCCCCAGCATACTCCCGACGTCCTCCCCGGCAGCCCCAGCTGGTGACCAGGGTCCTTCCACACTCCCCGGCAGCTGCACACCCTGCCCCGCGGCCTGCCGGCGGTCCCACACTCGTCCCCGATCGTCCAAGGCCGACACAAGCGATCCTCGAGCCCCGTTTGACCCT